CTAGCTGAAGAATAGCTTGGTAGATAGTTTCAGCTTCTTTCTCACTATGCTTTTTGTTCTGGAGTTTAACCAGTCCATTAGGGGTTTCAAGGAGCACGGTTCCCACAGGAACTCTGAATGTTACAGTGCCTTGATTTTCAACAGCAATATTATTACCTTCTGTAGGAAGGGTTGGTATCTTAATTAACTGTGTACTCTCTAACTCATCAGTAGTGATGAGGTTAGCATCTTGTACAGATGTTCTAGTGTCATAGATAATCTTACCATCAGCGTCTGTCACATTCTCAACTCTTCCAAAGGAAGCTTCAATCTCATGACGCTCTGATAGGTCTGGGTTCTCAAGAACTGAGGTGCGCCACTCTTTGTATTGTTTTGTAACAGCATCTTTAACTTCCTGAGGAGTGTCCTTACGGAACATGCTTTCGTTGTTAAACTCAGCACCCCATGTTAAATTAGCATCAGGGAACACTTGGAATATGGCAGATTCTAAAGCATTAGCTCCATCAGGAATAGGTTGTCCATCCACTCCTACAAGTTGAATGTTACCATCCTCATCCTCTTGAACCATAACAAGAGCGATGATTTCATCCTTACTAATGTCCTCATCAATTAATCCTGCTTCATCCATTCTCAACATGTCTGTGAGACCAGGAATCAATTGGTCCTCATTCTCAGATGTAACATATACACCACGAATGTTCTTTCTATTAGCAAACCTGTTTAGGTTAAATCCAAAGGTGTTAGCTCGTATTTGATGAGGCTTACCTCTTACAATACCCATTGTAGCCCTAGGAATAATCTCATCAGACTTCTTAGCTGTAGGTTCGTATTCTTTACTAAACTCTGCTGTTTGAACACCTGATTCAGCTGTGCCAAGAGCTTCAGCCAACAGTTGCTCGTTCTCCATCATCTTAGTTTCTTCAGCCTTCCTAGCTTGGTAGGCATCAGCTACAGATTGAAATCTGTCTAAGATTTGCTTCTTTACATTATGTTCAGCACCAAGTTCATTAAGTTTTTCGTAGAGTTTAGTCACCTCATCTTCAGCCTCTTGTAACTGGTTCTCATTTACAGAAATTTCTTTCTGTAAATCTTGTAACATAGCGTAGTCTGCAAGATATTCTTTAATACTTTTAGCTTCAGAGAATAGAGGTTCTTCCTTCATTCTCTCAAAACTATTTCTCAAGTAGTCAGGATAATCTTCATCAAACTTCTGCATTGAGGATTGTAATAATTTTACAAAGTCCTTAATTGCTGAATTGATTGACTTAGCTATATCAAAGAGAGTGTTAATTTCACTTCCTGTTTCTTTAACCAACTCTTCAAGCCAACCAACTTGTTCTTTAAGTTCCTTAAGAAACTCACCACTATTTTCTGGAAGTTCATCAAGGTTTTGAGCAAAGTCTGAGAAGTATGCTAAGTTAAACTCTAATTCATTTTTTTCAGTGGTAAGCTTTTCTATCTCATTCTCAACATCATTCTTCATGTTAGAAAGCTTAGATATAGCCTTACTGGTTGATGACAACACTTTACCAAATCTAACCTTCTGACGACTTAATTCAGGATACTTTGCTTCAAGAGACTTCTCTCTTTTAGTACGTGGTTCAGCCACCTTTACCTCATCACCAATTTTAGCTAGGTCTTTCTGAATGTTTTCAAGCTGTTCTTTCTTAGCTTCAAGCTTTTTACTTACTTCCTCAAGACGCTCGTTAGCTTCGGTCTCAAGTTGTGCTATGATTTCAAGACGTGCATCTCTATTCTTAGCCAATGTTTCTTTCTGATTAGCAATCTCTTCAGGAGATGTAAACTCTTCTCTAGAAACCTTTTGCTCTTCGTTTTCTACCTCACCAACCTTTTTAATACGAGCCTGTGTGTATCCTTCCTGAGCAACAAAGTATTCATTCTTCAGTGCCTTTCTTCTAATCTTACCCTTATCATCTTTGTATACAAAGAAGAGCTTACCCTTCTCGTATTCAAGTCTTCCTGTTTTTTTACCACCAAACTTCTCTCCAAAGTTGTATTCAAAGATTTCGTTTCTGTGGTTGTAGAAATATTTAGCTGTTTTATTAGCACGAAGATCTGCCACCTTTCCAAGCTTATAATCTTCAAGCACTTCCTTAGAGACATCTCTAATCTGTCCCTTGTTATCTTTTATCTTGATGGTACCATCTTCATTCTCACCAAGGATGGTAAGTGCAGCAACTTCTACAGGAACCTCTAAACCATCTTTATCATAGTCCACTCCTTTACCAACAAAGTATTCTGTACCCACCTCTAATTCTTTCTCACCAGTTTTGGTTTTCACCTTGATGGTTTCTCCTTTAGGGGCTTCAGTTTCTTCTGTGTCAGTAGGGGTAAACTCTTGGAACTTAACAGGTTCTTTCTTTATCTCATTGTACTCTTTTAGATAGTTGTCTCTACGAACAGCCATTTCAGCTACATCCTCTAGAGCTTGACCAAGGTCTTCTTTTTGATCATCGGTGAGATCTTTCATACCCTTGATGTTGTCAATAGCATCATTGAAACTATCTACATTGCCATCAATAATATCTCTCATCACCTGGTCTACATTAATACCAGCAGCTGAAAGCTCAGGAGTGAGAGCAGGGATACGTACATCATAGTCAGCCACTTTAGAAGCAGCATATATCATTTTGTCTATTACAGCTGATGTATATAATGGATTACCATTATCATCAACCTGTCCTCCATAACGTAAGTTAAGAGATTGGTAGAGAGATAAAGTGTTATTAGCTGTCTGTTCAAGCTTAGTGAGACGATCTAAGAATGCCTCTCTTGTATCTGTAGGAAGAGCTTTACCCTCAGCAACAAGCTGAGCAAAACCTTCTTCTGTACTAGCTAGCGCTCTGTTATCTCTGATTTCTGCTTCTACAAGATCAAACCTACCATACTTAATACGAGGAGACAGATAGTTGATTACAAAGTCTGCCTCTCTATCTTTACTATTCAGAACATCACCTTTCTTCAAGAACCCTTCTCTTTCCTGTTGTAGCACAGTGCCACGGTTTACAGAATCAATTGTGTCCTTTGTAAAGTCTGATAGTCTATACTTATTGAACTTTTGGATAGCGTCTGCTGTGTTTCTAGACTTAGACATGTCCTCTCTAAATCTACCTCTACCTTGCATGATAGCTCCAGACAATCCACCAATCAACACGTTCTCCATACCTTCGTCTGTACCAAAGGTTTGTATAAATCCTTCTGATAAACTTTCAAGGAAGCTGGTAGGTTCGTTGTTGTTCTTCTTGTTGTAATAGTTTTCTACACCTTTACCAATAGCAAACTGAGCACCTTCTTCAAATGCTTCAGATGTAGAGAATGTATATGGTCTGATTTTATCAAGCGTGCCAAGAATCTTACCAGCACGTGAAGGCTTAGCTATATACTTACCACCATCTTCAATGATGTTCTTTGTTTCTCTTGTAAGTTCATTTAATACAGACTTCTCTCCTCTATATGTAGAACCAAGTATTCTTGGGAACTGGATGTAGTTAGTAGCTGTAAGTAAACCAACGTTCAATAAGAAAGCAGAGTTGCCCACTTCTGAAGCCTTTGCATTGATGTCTTCCATTGCTTGAGCATCAGGATATACACCATCATTTGCAGCTACATATTCTTGAATCAGTTCATTTCTCTTTTCATTAAGAGTTTGCAATGCTTCAAATCCAGCCTCACCTGTTGTAGAGAGACCAGCAACAACAGCTCTTCCTCCTTTGTTTAGTACATTGTAGGATGTGATAAATCTATCAGATAGAGATTTCACTTTACCAAATGTATCAGCCACCTTATTAACAGATGTAAGTCCTGCTTCTGTAGCAGCTAACACCTCAGCTTGTTTACCAACAGATACAAGGCGAGAGATACCAGGAAGTGCGCTAAGTGCTTTAATGCCAGCACTGTATACACCTCCTGTAAGAGCTGCACCAGCAGCAAAGCCAAGGTTCTTTACAATACCATTCCAAGCAAAGTTGGCTGTAAAGAGATTATCAGGAGAATACCATTTAGCTTCCTTCTCAACATCTGTGTAGTAGTTAGGAAGTAGGTTATCGTCCAGTTGCTTATTTAAATTATCTAATCCTCTATTGAGGTCATTATCATAGAACGAAGAGAAGTTACCTGTAGCTATCCAGTTACCAACACCGTTAACAAGACCTAATGTGCCTTGTAAAAAGGTTGTACCTGTAAGAGCCAATCCTTTACCCACACCATTCACCATCTTCTCAGTCCAGCTTTGTCCCTGAGCATATGCATCCTCATTATTGTAATCACCAGGTACAAATACATTGTATCTAGGATTAGTGAGTTCTGACATAGCACGGGGAATAGAACCACCCTGTAGTCCTTTGTTAGATGATCTAACAGAAGCATCCAGTGCCTGAAGAGCAGACACAGGTTCATCACCTCCAACGCCTGGGGTGCTAAGTCCTCTAAACGGTATATTAGGAAGAGGCTCTGGAATGCCAGCAGGTGTATATCCACCATACTGTTGTTCTAGAGCCATTCTATCAAGCAGAGGTACTTGAGGGGGATTCACTGGGGTTTCTGCCATTAGAAAGGATTTTTAGAAGCTTTTTGTAATCTTTGTAAGTCGGTTTTAGTTGCAGACTTCTCATTAATTATTTCATAAACAGATGCATCCGTTAGTCCCTGCATAAGAGGAACCACCTCAGCTTCAGTAAGCATTCTTGGATAAGGAATGTCTTGTTGTAGTGATTTTGTAATAGGGTCGTAGATATTCAATCTTAATGAATATGTTCTACCACCATCTCCAGAAACAATATTTCCACTTACGCCAAAAGACTTTACGTTAAAAAAGTCTGTAGGACCAAGTGCTGAGTTGTTTATATTTGTTTGACCTCCTTCAGGACTAGTTGAGAGATAAGGGCTTTCTGCTGAGCTAAACTTTCTCATCATACTTTGATATGGACGGAAAGCTTGTACAGCTGGAGAAGCTTCAAATCTATCTCCGAATATTGCATTCTTTTGTTCAGGAGTTATTCTGAATGTGGTACTACCAGCAGCTCCTCTTGCTGTCACTTCGTACATAGCAGGAGAAAACTCTGTGCCTTCTACTATCTTCAATGTACCCTGAGGATTACCTGACTCAGCAATTTTTCTTAACAGTGGTACATTTAAATTAGGAGAGTTAGCTATTCCACCTTTTTGTTGCTCAGCAAGATTTGCCACTGATGCAAATGTACTAGCAAGACTCTCTTGTTGTACCTTAGTAGTTGTAGGAATATTATAGTCTACTCCTTGGAAACCAGTCACTCTTCTCTTCACCTCATTACCTACCCAATCTTGTTTTTGATTTAGAGTTTGTTGGTAAGGTAAGTTTATAGCCTTACGATAATTTTCTAAGTTCTGTGCAAGAACTTGGTCAGCTCTATTTAAATTTGACTCACCTCTATAGTATCTTTCTTTGTGAAGTTGATAAAGCTTATAGTCTTTTGGAGACAACTCTGCTTTAGCTTTCTCATCATTATATGCAACTGTTGTTGTTCCACCAGTCCCTGTTGTAGGACTACCAGGAGTAGTACTTACTGTTCTATAGTTATTTATCTTACTGTTGAAATCTACAAAGTCTCTTGGAGTGTATGTTGTTTTACTTCCATCAGAAGCAGTGTAGGTGAGGTTGGGAGCATTCTTTGGAATGTTCTTATAAACATCTCCATAAATTCTATCAGCCTCAGCATTGATTTGACCCACCATTATCTGGTTCTCCATTGCAACTCTTCTTGTTCCTTCTGTTTGATTGAAGTGTTGAGCAACCATTGGGTCCACTCCATTAGGAGATTTTAACCATGCAATTCTTTGCTGGTCAAGCCATGCTTTATCTTTCCCTTGTGATTTTACAAAAGCAGAGTCTTGTTGATTAATTGCATCTAAGTTAGCTTGTGTTTGTGCCACAACTTTATCAAGAGCAACATTAGGTACATCCTTAGGGTCAACAGGAGCTGGAAAACCACCATACCCTGTTTGTGCTAGTTTCTCCAATCTAATCTTCTCATCCTCTCGACTCATTGTGTCTTTATGGAATCTCTCTCTTTGTGAATATTCCATTGTAAACTTCTTCCACTCTTGAGCCTTATTCTCTCTCCACTGTTGAGCTTGAGCAAATGGACTAGTTTCGTAAGTCTGAGCAGTTTCTGTGTATGAGAAAGCTTTGGAAAAACCATTCATGAAGTTAGCTGTGAACAATCTTGCTTTTGCAGATTCAGCATCTCCATCATCAAAGGTTTTTGAAACACTGTTGTATTCTTCCTGAACACTGTTTAATATCTTAGTAAGTTCTCCAATCTTTTGGTCAATCTTTTGCTTTTCTACAGCAGAAGATGTAGAAGATTTTGCATTCTCAAGAATGGTTCTTTGCTGAGCAAAGGCATCATACTTCCCCTTATAAGAAGCATTTAATGATTCTGCGAAAGACTGAGGAGTAGTGTTGGCATAGTTGTATCTACCATCCACTGATATTTGTTCCCAGTCATCAGGAGAAAGTCCTGTTAAAAGAGCTTGTTGAATCTTCTCTGGAGAAATACCCGCAAGCTTTGTACGGGTCATTGCATCCTTGATTACAAGATTACCCTTAGCATCAACGTCAAAAGCATCATCTCTGATGGTACTATCTCCAGTGAGTCCTTTGATTATCTCTGTAGCGTTCTTTCTGTAGTTGGTGTAAGGTTTGTATAATGTATTAAAGGAAGAATCAACATCCCCATTAAGCCAAGCATTGGCTGCATTTTTAAATTCCCAAGTTCTAGAAGCAGAAGCTTTTCCTTCTTTGGTAAGAGTAGCTATATCCTCTAGCCCCTTTCTATAGGCTTTTGTAGAAGACAAAGCATTAACAATACGAGGGTCTTTCACAATCTGACCAGTCATACCTCCTACAGAGTTGACAAGTTGGAAGTTGGAGAAATCACCAGCAGCTACGTTTTTAAGGTTGTTTCCAAGTTCGTTCAGCTTAGATTGCAAATATACTCGTTGAGCATCTTGAGCTATGTCTAGCCCAGCAATATTATCTATCTGAGTTTGAATCTTTTGGATACCCTCATCGTAGCGCTTCTGTTTCTCCATACCCACCTGCACCATAGCTTCCACAGGAAGCTGTTGGACATAGGGGTTAAATTGTGGTATGATGTCTGTAAATGAAGCCATTGTATGTCAAGTTAGCAAATGTAATATGAATAATTATAATTTCCAAGAGCTATAACGAGTTTTGGTAATTCGCTATAACTGAGTTAGTTAGATATTTTTTAAAGCCTTTACAATTGAGCTGTTCAGGTTCTTTTTCTTAATAGAAGTTCCTTTCCTTGCCCCCTCTATTTCCTCCTTGTTACTCTTCTTCAGAAAGGTCTGAGGAGTGCCAGGAGTAGTGGCAGGGCTAGATACAACAGCTGTAGATTGATCTCCAACCTTTTGTTCGTAGTAAAGGATATTTCCGTTCTGGTCTAATACAGGAACTCTCTGTGAGCTGGTTCCAGCTATTGTAGGAATCACTGGCTGAAAAGGAGCATTCATGTTCATAGCTCTGAAACGTGGGTCAAAGCGGTAGTTGTACAGGTTCTCCATTGTAGCTAATGTTCTGTTTTCCAATTGATTCTTAGCCATTTTGTCAGAAATAGAATTAACAACAGCCTGTCCAACAGCCTTTGTTTTACTCTTAGCTTCAGCCTGACGAACATACTGACGGTCAAGAATCTCAAGATTCTTCAGGCCAAACTGATCAAGCTTATCTCTATTCTCTTTGTAAATCTGATTCTTCATGGCCTGGTTCATACGGAATTGCTCACCTAACACTTTCTGATTAGCAGCATATTCTTGTGCCCCAAGTTGACTTTGTAAAGCAGGATTGTATCCCACAAGCCTTTGTTGTGATCTCAAGGAAGCCCTGTTCTCATTCAGAATGTCCTGAAGAGAGATGTCATAAGGAACGCTAAGTTGAGGCTGTATAAGTTGTGCTTGTACGGGCTCTAATTGGTTAGTAGCCATTGCGTACATCTCACCCATAAGCTGTGTAGGGTCAAGTTGTTCTTGGTCTGTAGGACGAACGTAAGGAAGCACCTGTCCAATAACATCCACTAAACCACTTCTCTTGTATTCAATAGAAGGAACATCTTTTTTAGGTGGAGCACCAACCTCAGGAATGATAGGTCTGAACTCTCTTGTTTGGAATGTAGAAGGAGTTTCAGGAATGTCTTTCTTCTTCAATCCAGGAGCAGCCCATCCAGCACCAAGTTTATTATCAAACCAGTTCTTCTTAGTAGATGTAGGATCTGAGTTATATAGTTGTTGGTGGTTGTTGATAATCATTGACTTTAGTTCAGGATCTTGGAACAGAAACTCTTGGAAAGCTTTGTTTCCTTTCTTACCTGTTTTATCAAATCCAATCTGCTCAGCAATCTCATCCCACTCTTTTGCAGTGAACGCAGATGCATTCTTGATACCTGTGCTCTTATCTCCAGTCCAAGGATCAAGTCCATATTTACTTGTATATCCAGATTGTGCTTTAATCATCTTACCAAATTTAGCAGTTTTTATTTTTCCTTTAGCAAGATCATCAGCAACCAATCCATACTCCTCAGCTGTATCATTAATAGCGTTCTGTAGAGAAGCAGCTGAAGTTTTGTTGTCAGCAATTTCTTTTAATGTAGCACTACCACCATTGATTGTAAGATCTAAAGAGTTGAATCTCAACTTATCAAAAGGAGTTTGTACATCAAGCTCATCAAGTTCTTCTACAGCTTTGCTAATGTTCTTATTGATTTTATTTTCCTTTTTAGACAAATCAGCTACGTAGGTTTTGAACTTCTTACCTTCAGCTTCCTTACCAAGTAATGGAACATAAGCTTTAGGTATCTTGAGGTTGCCAAACACTACAAGGCTACTGTCACCAGGAGCACCTCCACCATCTTTTAACTTCAATGCTGGTTCACCTCTTTCCACTTCTACAGGGTTGTTACCATAGGTGATACCTATACCTGTGTTGCCCTTACCATCACTCTCATCATGAGACTGACCTCTGAACATGATTGTTTCTCCACCATCTGGTAGGTATGGATTCTGAGACATAGACTCAGCATATCCACCCCAGTGTGTTTGAAGCTCACCACCCATCTGGAAGTCAGGTCTTTCTGTAGACATAGCTCTTTCACTAGGAGGAGTGTATTCTTTTAGGTGACCGCCAGCTCTGAGCATATCAGCATCCTTTGGAGGTCTAAGAAGGTCTTTCACTTTGTGTTCTCCAAAGGTAGCAATCACCTGAGGTTGCCATGTATGGCTCACCCATTCGTATGGAGACGTTGTTCCACCATTCTCCATGAATGATGACTGTTGTGCCTGACCACCTTGTATACCCTGTTGAAGAGCAGTGGATTGTATATTTCTTTGTGTAGCTTCTTTTGCTTTCTTAATCTTTTGAGGTTTTCTATTAATAGCAGTACCAATCAATTGACCAGCTGTTTGACCAATCAATTTACCAGCAGGACCAAATGCTGATCCTATAGTGCCACCAATTGTACCACCTAGATTACCACCAGCGTTCTCACCAGTGATGCTTGTAAGAAGTTGTCCTGTAGCTTGTGTGCCACCAGAAGAAGCAAATGTTTCTAAACCACTCTGAGCTTTATGCATCTTGCCACCATGCATGAACTGCTTGTAGCGCTCACTATCATTCAAAGGCTCATATCCAAGATCATCGTAAAGTGTATTAGGAGCAAACGTATTAGCAATCTCACCAGGGATTCCACCTACCATTTTACCATTCCTAGCAAGTACATTTGTACCTACACCATATATGGGGAAGAACTCTTCTCCTGTATTTGTAATATCCTCAGGACGAACATATCTACGTTGGGTTTCTTCAGGACGTGTACTAGCAGCTTGTTTAACAAGTGCACTTACATCTTCAGCTTGCTCAGCTCTTTCAAGAGCTCTCTTTTCTTCTTTAAGTTGTTGTATTCCTTCTACAATCTTACCAGCAGGACCTGCATACTTACCAACAGCTTTCATGAATTTATCTCCTTGTTTCTCTTCCACCTCAACAGGATTAGCAACACTAGCAGGAGCTGTGGATATAGTACCAGACGAAGGAGCTGACATACCTACATATGTCTGACCATTACGCCAAAGATCATGATCTGACTTCCAAGACTGATAGTCAGGATAGTCTGATTGTTGAGGTTCAGGTTGAGCTTGAGTTCCTCCTTGCGCTTTCTTTATCTTCTTTCCTTTTCTAGCAAGGGCAGAAGTCATGTCAGCCATACCTTCTTCACCACCCATAGTTTGAAACACCTTTCCAAGATTACCAAGAGATGCACCTATTCCTCCTCCATCACCACCACCACCTTGTTGTTGGGCAGCAGCAAGCTCAGCTTGTTTATAGGCTTCTTCTTTACGTTGGTCCTGTGTAGAACCTGTTACTGTATAATCAGCTTCGTCATATAAATCTTTAAAGCTAATGGGTTGAAAACCAGCGCCTTGTTCTCCTCCAATATAAGCACCTATTTGTGCTTTCTTAAAGGCGCCACCATGTTTAGCCATAAAAGATGCCTCATCAGGAAACTTCTTGTAGAAATCCTTCTCAGACTTAACGCCAGCAATTTTGAGCATTTTTGCTTTCATATCAGTTGTATTTATCTAACCAGCCACCCTTGGTTGGTTTGTTATAGTTTGTAAAGTTAAGTGATTGGTCTAACTTTTTAATAGGTTGAGCATCAGCATTATTCACACTAATACCTTTTTTAGCCACAGGATATTCTGTTACGTATTCTCCATCAAACTCATAGTCTTCTCCAGGCATCATATATTGGACATCTCCTGTATCAGATATACCAATCAACGGTTGATCTACACCCTCCATAGTGATATCATTGGATGGGATGATTACGGGATTGCCTACATTCTCAGGGTTCCAATAGCCCATGGAATCTACAGGTATCTCACTACCATCTTGACTAATGGTCTTAGGTTTGAAATCCAAGCCTTCTTGGTAGTATTTCATCTCTTTACCATTCTGAGCACTAGCCTTTGTCTTCTTAGCATAAGGACCATTGCTAGGAGCAGCTCCTGCTGTACGTGCGTATGTGAATCCTACAGCACCAGGAATACTACCACCCATAGCCATTTCTCCCCATGTCTTTATTGGTGTAGGAATATTTTTACCTTTCTCTACATATTTATGTCTAATTTCACCAAACTTCTCAGCTTCTTGCCACGTTTTAAATGGACCACCAAGATGTTCACCTGTTCTTTTGAACTCAGCTTCAGGATCAGCCAATGGTTTACCATACTTAAATGTAGGTATTAAATAAGCTGGTACTCCTTTTGCTCCACCTATACTAGCTGCCCTTTCTGTAGATGTTTCTCCTGGTTTTCCATTAGGTGTAGGACCTACAGGTAGTTTAGGACTTGTTGGTTGTAAAAATGTTTTACTTAAAAATCCACCATCTTGAAACTGTCCACCCCATGCAGGACTATAGTTACGTCCCTTAGTGTTATATGCCAATCCTTTGAATCCTGGAGGAAGTGATACATCAGGATTGTTTGGGTTGGCTTTCTTCCCATAGTTATCCTTGGTCTTTTGTTTTAAGACCATTCCTCCTTGTTCATATTTATCTAACCAGTTGTTCATTATTTGTAAGAGATTTGAGCTGGTGTGTAAATAAACTGTGATACTAGGTGTGCATCATAGCGATTGTCTAGGATGTGTCGCACCTTTAATTCCTTAGCACGTAGAGGTTCCTTCTTGAAGGATCTCTTTCCATAATCCATATTCACCTGATTCACCACCTTATCCAAAGACAGAGACTCGCACGTGCGTACGAAGAGAGGCAGTTGCTTGTCTTTTACCAATGACCAGAATGTATTATATTGGTAGAAGTTATCACTCTTAGTGAATGTAATTGTCTTACTCTCAGCGTTATACATAGGATACTTTAAGTAGTCCTTGAGGTTGTTAATTGGTTTAGGAACCAACTCAAGCACACCTGTACTCTGTTGACCATTGTAAAGGACAGCCTTATTAAACCAAGCATTGTCGGTTTCTATTTTACGGTTGTCATCTGATATACCATCTGGGTCAGAGAAGTATCTGTATGCCTTGGTGTAATCCTGTACACTCTGAAGGATTTCATCCTGATACTGATAGGCAAATGGATACTCGATGATGTAAGGTTCTATGTTTCCATAGAAGTAGTTATACAACACTGGATTCTTCAGGTGCCTCCAGATACAAGCGGTTGATATTTGGTTATACGTGGTAGCTGCTAAACTTACAGGATTAACTGTAGTGACAGGGAAGTTTTTCTTGTTCTTACACTTACCTGTAGATTCTACAGTGATGACATTAACAGCATCATCTACAACATAGCTCACCCCAGAAATCAAGTCCTCCTTGGAAACACCCGTTGCTAGAGTGTTTCCAAGTTGGTCAATGATTGTGAAAGGTCCTGCTGTAGGTCCTGAGCTAGTTAATTTTATGATGATTGTCTTAGCCATTCTTATCTATTTAACAAAATCCTGATTTATATTCGATCAATACAGTATCAGTTGTAGCAAATGTTTTGTTACTAAATGTATACATTCCGTTTGCACTAACCGATATTGCTTCATTCAACACACCATTGATATATAAAGATAAACATGATGTTGAACTAAAGTTTGATACTGTAACAAAAACTGGCGAGTTTGTTAAAGCTGCTCCACCACCATCGGCTTGTTGACCAGCGGTTATTGGAAAACTTCCAGTGTTAAAGAAGTAAAAATATGCTCCTCCAGTAGTAGTAACATCATCTATCTGTCCACTACCTGTTGTATTTCTCACTGTAAATCCACCAGCAGTAGTTGTTGTTGTGGTTGTTGTACTACTAGAAGTAGATGTAGTACTGGAAGTAGTGGTAGTGGTTGTAACTACTGTAACATCTATGTAGTTTACACAAGTGCCCGTAGACTTTATTCTTATAGTTGTTGTACCATTAGGCACAAGCGCAGAAGAATAACCAGCTAGAAGAGCTGCTTTAGACACCCCTGTTTCAAATGCTGAAACATAACCATCTACATTTGAGTAGAGATTAAAAGGACCTGTATCTGTCCCAGCTGTTGTTAATGTTATTAATACTGTCATTTTATATAATATTTAAAATTTTAAGAATGGTGGTGGTGGTTCTTCTTCAACAGCTGTTCCAGCAAGTGAACAATTAGGTGCAGCTGTAGTAGTAGTTGTTGTAGTTATTGGTGCTGTTGTACATCCTGTACAGTCTGCACTTGTACTACAAACCGTAACATCAGTACATGGTTCAATTGTTAATCCTGTTCCACTTGGGTAGTTAGAAGAACAAACTCTAATATTTGCACCACCTGCTAAATTAGCATTAGTATATCCATTTACACAATCATAGTATTCATAAGCTAAATTACCACCCGTTTCGTTTAGAATATAATAACACAAACAAGACGGTGTTGCTGTTGTAGTAGTGGTGGTAGTTGGAGAAGTACAACTACCAAGTTGTGTTATGTTACCAGCACCTCCAGTTTGTGTTACTGAACCAGTTTGAGCACATACTACAATTGCAGTGGTAACAGTTGCAGAGTTTGGAGTTCCATCACATTCAATCCACTCAACATCTATTGATGGCGCACCTTCAATATTGTAATTGTTACAAGTTATCAATGCAGTGGTTGTCGTAGTGGTTGTGCTACTACTAGTACTACTAGTGGTTGTTGTTGTGATTGGTATAGCTGTGGTTGTTGTAGTTGTTGTACTACTAGTTGATGTAGTGCTAGTGCTACTAGTTGATGTAGTAGTACTAGTGCTACTAGAACTTGTAGTAGTGGTAGTTGTTGGAGGTACAGCAGTGGTAGTAGTTGTGGTTGTTGTTGGTGTACCTGTTGTTGTAGTTGTGGTTGTTGTGCTACTACTACTACTAGATGTAGTGGTAGTAGTTACAGGTATAGCTGTAGTTGTTGTGGTAGTGGTAGACGATGTACTAGTTGTTGTGCTAGTAGATGACGTTGTTGTTGTACTACTACTAGTGCTTGTTGTTGTTGTGGTTGTACAGTTAGTGATAAATACAATCAATCCACCAACCACTTGGAACACTGTGTTAACAGCCTGAGAAGCTCCTGTAAAATACCAACCGTCTGGTATTGTTGTACAATCAGTTGTACCATTAGTCACAAACACCTTAGATCCAAGATAGAGTCCTTGATATTCAATAGTGAGGAATGTAGGAACAACATTTACATATGATCCACCAAATGTATTTAGGTAGGCAACAGCGTTACATGCGGCTGATTGACTTCCTGTAGAAACAACACTGCTTGGGGGAGATATAATATTGTAGCCTGTAAAGAACACATCTTCTATCAATTCATCAGGTCTTGTACAAGGAGGTATTGGAGGTGGTACTGTCACTACAGCTGTTCCTGATAATGTACAATTTGTTTCTCTAACAGTTCCTGCAAGATTACAATTCTTTGTAGTGGTTGTAGTTGTAGTTGAGCTTGTAGAAGTGGTAGATGTACTAGATGTAGTAGTGGTGGTTGGAACAGGTCCAGGAACACCAGCTATCACTTCAAAGTCATCACAACATCCATTAAGACCAGAATAGAAGAAATTGTTCTCACCAATATACCAGTTAGGGATGTAGCTATGGAAGCTTATCCAACTCTTAGTATTAAAGTTGAAAGACACTGTCCAGCTCTTATTACAGAAGTAGGTTTCATCTGTTAGATACACTCTCTCACGTATAGTGATTGGTTTAAGAGTAGTGGTGGTTGTAGTTGATCCAAAGGATGTTGTTGTACTAGTAGTAGTGCCAGCAGAAGTGGTTGTACTAGTGGTAGTGCTATAAGCGATTTGTTTGTATGTCTTTTCAACATAAAACTCTCTATTTACAGCATCATATTTAACATCTTTGCTCTTTGGAACATAGTCAAGCTTAGTGATGAGCACCCTGTCATACTTACTATCAAACACACCGTGTAGACCAATTCCTGTGAAGTGGTTATCTGTAGGTACATCTGGGAAGTAACGCAGGATTTCAAATGCCAGGTGGTCTGTAAAGAACCTATTAAGTCCTGAACCAAATCCTGACAAGTCTACAGCCTGTGTACCAGTGATAAGGAACACTTGACCACGTTTAGCATCCACAGAGACTTGTCCTTGTGGAATCTTCAACAACATCTTGTTTTGGGTTCCTACATATCCCAAATCAGTTTCTGCGAAGTCAATCGGAGGAGCTGATCTAAAGAACTGAGGATTACCAACATACGCTGCTTGAGGATTACTTGTATCTATCGTAAGGAGGTTGTTGTACATGAGTGTCTTGTTCTCAAAACGAGCAAGCACTGCCTTGTTCTGAATTCCATCTAGAGATACAAGATCTCCATAGTTCTGAGGGAAGTCATAATAAGATATAGCTCTGTAAATCAACCAGCTATTTACCCTATTATCAGAGTCAATGTTCTGAGAATCAGAATAGATAGCTCTGAAAGGATAAAAGGTGAAGCAAGGTCTATCCCAGTCAATAGGTAGATTTGTAAATGTATTCTCTCTGTTCTGCTTAGAATATGTGACATTATAGTAGTAGGTGTTATCCTGAACAATAGGAACATAACTTTGTTGCACCCAGTCATCAGGAATACCTGTACTCACGTGAGGCCAGAAGTCACCCTCTCTGTTGTTGAAAGCTTGACGTAAGTCTACGTTATAAGAGCTCTCACAATAGAAATTAGGAATACCATATGCAAATAGATAGAAGTATCCATCATAGAATGTTCTTCCAGGATTGCTATCCTTAGGTTGCCCAGGAGCTACAAACTGACTGTTAGGACAGTCAAAGTTGTGAGCCTTGTAGGAAATAATGTTTGATAACACACCTACACTTGTAATAGTGTAGTCTCTAAGAATAGAACGTGCTGAGTGCCAGTATTTTGGATAGGCTATGTTACCTATCTCATCATAGAATATATCACTATCATCAGGAGCATTCACACGGTTGTCTATAAAGAATGGAAGCTTGGTCTTGAATGCAAATCTGCTAATGAATGTATCACCACCAAACACTGTTTGTATGTCGGGAGTGTTTTCATCTACAAGCACTTGGAAACCAGTGTCCACCGTGCTGTAAGAATAGATTTGTCCGTATTGGTTAACAAATACATTCTTAAGAGATGCGTAGTAAGAAACAACAGACATGTCTTCTTCCTTAGCAGGAGCTTGACACTTGCTTCTTTCTGATATAGTAAATCTTGATATGTCTGTAACTATTGAACTTCCTGCAGACAGCATGTTAGGGCTTTGGTCTGGGAAAGGAAGACCTGGTCTATCTAGGTCAGTTCTTAGGTAGACAGATGATTCTCTTTGGAAGTTGTTGATGTTGTATATATCACCAACGTTCTGTACACCAGGAATCAAATATCTAGCGATGTCAAGGTTACGTTGCTTAATCCCTTGATCATCAGGAACTCCTACACCATAGTTATAATCTCCTATAGAGTTGAAAGAATAGGCATAGTTCTTCCTTGTGATGCCATTTACATAGATGGTTAAATACGCCTGATATGCTGTAAACATAGCAGTCGCATTGAATGGTGTGGTTACATCACCTAGTTCTTCAGCACTTTCAAGAGCATCACGCTGAGCTTCTTCTGTTAAGAGTTTGTACTTAGCGTTATCTCTTACCTCAACAAAGTGACCTTTACCTCTACCAAACATTACACTCTCAAGCTTCAGAACACCACCTAAGAAAGGCTGTCCAAAAGAAGTTTCAGGAGAGTTAAATATCTGTCTGTATTTTTCTGTAAATCCAGGTTGAGGATTCTCAGCTTTACAGTTTTCACCTGTAACAAGTGTTGGACCAGTAAAACAGATTTCACCAGGGCCTTCAATTTGTACAGGACCACCTGTGCCAGGAACTACATATAATGTATACACTGGAGAGGTAGGCCATCCATTCACCCATTGTGTAGTGATACCTGTATAGATGTCGTTCCACTCAATTCTACCACCTCTGGCAAATGCAAAAGGACTTGGATTACAAACCTGAGCTGTCCATATCTCATATGTAGAAAGCCCCACTCTTCCTGTTGCAGGACCAAGGATTGTAGGCTTACCTATTGAGCAAAGTGGATATTGACCAATTGCAAAGTATTTCTTTTTTGTTGCTTTGTTTGTATTGCAATCAGTGTATTCCACCTCAGCAAAAGATGGTCCGCCAGCAGGGTCTACAACAAGTGTGTCTATGAATATAGTATACCCATCACAGATTTGTGAGTAGGCATTGTTAGTTGTATTAAGGAATGGATCTGAGTTAAGATCGTTGTATGGGTAGTTAGGATAGTAGTAGGTTTCTTCTTCTCTCTCATACGTATTTACGTTTCTAAGGATACCCTTAGCAACAATAGACTTGTTTGTACCACGGTCAGCACGGATGATTTTGAATGCTACAATATCATCTTTCTGCTCTGGTGTAAGGGTAGATGTCTGAATAAGTGAGCTCACTAGTTGTACATCTATTTGTACACCAATAGGGAACACAGCATCATTACCCTGAACCATACCTGAAGGTCCTGTAAATATCTTAGATTCGTAAGCAGGACTTACGTTGATATCAGGGAACTTGTGGTGCCTAATAGGTTGACCAGCAAGATCACCCCATACATCTTTGTTACATGGGTAGGTGTCTGTTGATTCCCAATAACCAAACTCACCATACTGATAAGGGCCTCTGTAATCAAAAGCTGGCGAATATCCAGGACTTGTACCAATTACAAATCCTGTGTTGTAGATTTTCCAATAAGAGCTATATCCTACTCCTCCAGATGTGTAATCAGGAACGCCTATAAAGTCTGGGTTGGTATCTGGTACATCAGGTTGTAGATTCTCTGTAGGACCTTTGATTCTACCAGGAATATGAAATCCATCTGTCTGCTTACCATTCTTAAGCAAGAACACTATCTCAAAAGCATACACCTCATCTCTCAGATAACCTCTGAGATTGGTGGCATTCAACTCATCTGAATAGTTTTGGTCAGCAGGAATTCTCCAGCTTTCCCATAACAGAGGAATTTGATTAGCAATGCTTTGGTAGTTAATACGATCAATAGATGTAAGGTTGTCCCATATCAAGACATCTTGTGCTGTTGTAAGGTCTTGAGCAATATCGTAATAAGGGAACTTCTCAAATATATCATTGATGGTCAGTCTAATTTGTGTTACGTTCTGACCAGTGTATGGGATTTCTTTTTGAACAGCATCAATATAATATGTGCCAACCAGCTCAACAGAAGTGATGTCATTGATTGTCTTAATCACCGCTAAGTTGAAATACTGGTAAAGTCCTGTGTCCTCCAGATTGCTTATATTGAGGATGATAGACTTCCCAACAGGATAGTTGAAGTTCACTGATGTAATGAACTTATCAGCAATAGGTGTTGGGTTGGTAACAGAATAGTAGGACGTGTAAGGATTACCCTGAGCATCAGAGTATTGTGCAGCAAACTGATATGTACCAGCAATCAGGTTACCTGTGCTAGTAACATCAATTACCTCCAGTTGAGGGATGTTAAAGTTGGGTTGAAGCTTAAGTTGATTACAGTCTAGGTCATCTGTATATTCTGGATCACAGAACGGAGTTCCAGATTTTAGAACTTTTGGAATATTATCAATGTCCAAATATCTCCTAGGATTGAATCCATCTGTCCAATAAATCTCTGTGGTGCAATTAGTTATCTTATGCGCCACCTTATGGATGGGATAGCCAGTATTGAAGTTGAGGCAAGGAGCATTTACAATAACACGATATACGCAATCATTGTTCTCCATCTGTCCAATCTGACTAGCTCCTGTATCAGGGTTAGTGATAAAGAATATATGTTTGTTCTTCTCTTGGATGAAGTGGTTACCTATAAGCACAAAACCAGAAGGGAACGTAACACAAAGTTCGTTCCCTGGCTCATTCTGATAGTTTACAGAATTAGCATCATAGTTTTCAACAGCAGCATTTAATGCATACGTTAATTTCCCCTTCGCAATTTGGTTAGGGGTTTGGTCCATGTTAAGACCTGTAGTAGCATTGTTATACTCCTGTCTAATATTGCCTTGTTCCTGTTCAGCCATTAGTATTAATTATTGCGTCTCCAACCGTATCTATTAGTACGATTAGGAAGTTCATACATGTTAAATCTGTTCAAGTCATTCTTAATCCTACGTTGCTTAGTCCAAGGATCTTGTTTCTTAACCTCAATGTCAGCCATGATAAATGCCTCATCAGCCATCTGTTTGTAGTTCACCATCTTCCTTTCTAGCTGATTGTATGTCTCATCATTCACTTGATTGGTAAGTGTTTCTATCACCTTATACTTAATGAAAGCTTCAACAAACTCTCTAATACGATAGTTGTCAGGAATCAACTGATTTCCACCAGCATCATATTCTGTAGCATAAAACAACAGATGTACCACACCATTACGGAAGTTAGTGACAAACTTATTGTCTCTGATATCAAATGAATCATACCAAGAGGAACCAGGAGTGAACTCATTAATAGGAGGTGCCTGTGCATAGAACTCCCAGTTATTGGTATAGTCTACACCACAGTTACCTTGTGCAGATATGTTACCAGGTTTTAGTAAGTATTCTCTACGATAGCTAACTGCTGTTTGATTATTAGTCTTGTATACTGTCTGAACCAATTCAGGCATACAAGATCCATCACATCCTACATTACCACAACAAGGGCTGGGGATAGTACAATCTGTGGTGATAGGGCTCACCTGAATTGTTGTAGATGTAGCAGCTTGTGAGTAGAATGAGTTAGCCTGTTGATAAGGAAAACCATTTACAGCTGTACACATCCAAGCCTCTCTCACAGCAAAGAAGTTGTCTGGGAGCCTAGCTTGATAGTCGTTAATGTATAGGATTTCCTGAGAAATCACATAAGTGGTTCTACCCAACTTTCTGAGACATTTGTCCAGATAGGTAGGGAACATCAAATCATCAACTGCCCCTGTATCAAAATAGCTTTTGAATTCCTCCTTAACTGTAGCGTATACAGGCTCAGGGCTGATGAAATTATATTTGTAATAGTATGACATCTATTTTACTTTTTCCATTCGTGATAGAGATGTTGATATTTATCGTCAGCTCTTATATAGTGAGAAAGAAGTCTAGACGTGTTTCTGGAAGGTTTAAAATACCACAACGGTGATTGTCTAAATCTAGCTGTTGACTTAAACCACATCCATCCAAAGAAGAAGCCCTCTGTGTGAAAGTTAAAGTTATAAATACGTTTACCTTTCTCCTTTGTCTTTTTCCAGTCAATAGGAAGGTTGACAAACTCTTTTCCATGAATGTCTTTTACCTTCTTACGCTTTTTCTTGTTTATGGCAAACTCACCAAAACCAAAAGGCAGCTTTGCTTTCTCTCCTGTCTCAAGAATGTATTCTTTAAATGCATCGTTAAAAGAATAAACGATGTTTCTCCATTGATCAAAGGTGAGCTTTATGGACGGATGTTTCTTACAGAAACTGTTGTAGTTTTCTTTGCTGGCGCTTCTCCAGTCTATCTTTACTCTCATATCTTATCTCAAATTTGGAGCGTTAGGTGCTTGACCATCAACTCCATCATTTGTGATGTCTGTCTTCAATTTGAAATACGTAGAGAGAAGCTTCTGAGAAGTGAGTTCCAACACCTGCTTTTCTAGATAGCCAGGAACTGGAGATTCTTTATCTAAAGGATTTACACACAGTTGCTCTGGTGTATAGCTAGGAGTTCCGCATCCACATTCTGGATACATTATCTCATTTGGAACATCTTCCTCGAAAAGAGCAACAAGTCTGATTGCTTTTAAGAGTGGGTTGTTCACATACAGATATCCGTTAGAAATCCAATAGTATTCCTCCTTCTTAATTATAGGAAGCTTGAGCAAGTTCACGTATCGGTTGATGGTTATTTCCTTAAGTTTCTTTCCCTGACCACTCATGGCGTTAATTGAATAAACACCCTGAATGACATATTGATAATTACCCTCTGTAATCCTAGGCAGCTTGAATCTTGTTCTAGCCACTGTGCAAGGATCTACATAATCACAACATTCAGAAATAGGAACTTCCACCATCTCCAAGCAGGGAATGGTGGTAAAAACTGTATCGGTTGCCCATAACTTCCTCAGATTAGTCTCACGCTTAATCAAGAGGAAGGCATTGTTTCTAATTTCAGACATGACAGCTCTATCCGTGATCAAGTTGTCCGTGGAGAGCAACTTGTGCATAGAGCGCGTATCTGAAACTAGCTTCCTAAAAGTTGACATTATAAATACTGTTTGAATATGTTTGTTATTCCATCTTGGAGATCTATCAAGAATCCTGTCACTTCACCCTTGGTGATGGTGTATCCATTCTTATCATCCCAAGAACTCTTGGCTGTAGAGAATGCAGGTAGTTGATAGAACTTAATACCATTGAAATCAAGACTCATTTCATGGTGTTTGTCACCTGTAAATATGTAGAAATTATCGTGTTCTGACCATCCGTTCTTAAATTCCATAGGGAACAAGCCAGCAAGCTTTGCAGGTTTTAGAGCATCTCCGTGGTTAAACATTAATGCTGATGTACCATAGCTCACATACTTTCTATACCTTGGAGAGATGTCAAAGAATACACGCTCCTCATTTCTGAAATAGGTTTGTAACCAACTGGCTAAATGCCATCCTACATATTCATCATGATTGCCAGCTACAAAGATTACATCCACATCTCTTCCTTTCTGAAGGAGCAGGTTTATCACGCTCACTTCATGATCACATATTGCCTGAAAAGAATCGTGATATGAAAGAATGTTTTGTTGTGGTGTACCTTTTGTAGTTGCATTGGTGAACTCACTGTTAAACTCATCAGAACCAATGATGTATTTGATATCTGTGAGATTGTTAGATAGGGAAGCTTGATTTAAGATTATTTCCACCCTCTGGATGAAATCACCAAAGCGCTGGTCTATATCATTCTCTCCTCCTATGTCTAACTTGTTTAAATGGGAATCCTGTTTGTTGATGATTAGGCAAGCATCTTTCTTACCCTTCTCATACTTAGGAGCCATTACTTCTGGAGATACTGGCTTATAGTTTTCTAGGAAGGAGATAAAGCTGTCTTGAAACACTTGCTCATCCTTCTTCTTACCCAACCATGCTTTTACTTGCCAATGAGGACTGTTTCCATTACCCCAGTAGTTCTGTACGTATTTAGTTATCTCCCACTTCTCTGTGTCAATATTGCACTTCTCAATTAACTCATCTAAACTTTTGATTTCATCTTTAGAGTTGAATACCACCTCACCTGTTCCTTTCTGTATATCCTCTAAAAACCTTACTACATGGTCTTCTAACTCTCCAATGTAGTTTGAAATCTCAGCATCATTTTGTATTTCTTCTGATCCTCGCAACCCCTTCAGTAACTCATCCACCTCGTTCTCTGTGATGTTTAGTTTGTCTGCATAGAACTTTTTGCTCTTTTTCCAGTGGAGCATTTGCTCCAGTTGTTGCAGAAGGGATTGATTTTCAGGCATTTACAACTTTTTTAAATTAAAATTGCCCTAAAGGTACGAAGGTTTTTTGGTATTTTCCAAATTATTTTAACCTTTCTGGTTATCCATTCTAACCAACTTAGTTATAAATAAAAAAACTCCCCAGGGTAGAAACCCCAGGGAGAAACCCTGAAAACCAACAAACAGAGCTTTTTTATTATTTTACCCTACGGTTGTAGTGGTGGTTGTTGTAGGACACACTCCAAGATTAGCTGATGACACACCTGATATAGGAGGCACCACTAATGTTCCTGTACAAGCACATACGTAGATGATGCTAGGACCTGCTACAGAAGTGTTTACAAGAATTCCTCCACACTGATAGTAAGATATATTAACAGGTGAAACAGTTGAATTGGTCACAGAGTAGAACGCACAAGAAGGACAAGCTATTGTTGTAGTTGTTGTGGTTGTCGAACTTGTGGAAGTTGATGTTGTTGTTGTTGTTGGACAGCAATTACCTAATGCCACCTGAAGATTGTAGATCTGTTGTTTAAGACTACAGATTTGAGTGTCAATCTTTTGGAAAGCCACGGTTGCTGTGTCATATGTTGCAATTAATGTACAAGATAAATTAGGTCCGCTGTATGCAACATTGTTAGTTGGTGTAAGGGGCGTACTACAAGGATCACATCCGCAGGTGACAACTGGAATCGTTGTACAGCATGGATTTTGTGGAAGGTATATCATTTTATATAAAGAGTTTAACTATTAAGGAATATACATGATGTAGTAACATCCCAGACCAGGCTGGTAGTTAGCATGGGCTAATCCGCCTCCTGTAGAACCAACACTGACTGCCACAGAAACTCCTGTGACTGCTGTGTTTGTACTAGTAGACGAACTCTTTATGCCATTCATATCCATAAGGTCACCTGATGTACCAGGCTCATTCTGATCAGCTTCTCCATGGGCATATGCAATTGTATGCAAGTGTCCAGGATCAGTTACAGTAGCTGTAGCCAAGTGAGAGTGAGCAGGAATCTCTGTAGCTGAAAGAGTTACACTGTTAGAACCAGCAGTTCCTAATAAAGCATAAGCAGGATTACCAGCTACACCAGGGTCCACTGCAGGGTTGAAAGATCCTCCACCCATGCCTGTTGTAGCACCAACTGGTACACGTCCTCTTTTATCAGGAGTGCCATTGTTACCATTACAGAGGTAGATTTTCTCCCAATCAGTTCCAACAATACCAGCACCTGTACCATCAAATCTACCTGTAAGAGTACCATAGTATTCTACAACAGAAAAAGGAACCATGCGATTGAAAAACTTACTGCTAGTTCCAACACTAGTTAGATAGGCTGCAATCAGAGAGTTAAGATCAGAAAGCTTAACATAGTTTGTACTTACATTAAGAGAAAGAGCATTTAGAGAAACCTCCACTCCACAAAGCTTTGTAATAACAGCTTGCAGGATTGCATGTGTTCCAGAGGAACCAGTTACACCTGTAAGACATCCTACACTGTAAGATGCTTCTAAAGCAGCAAAATCATCCTCTAGAGCAGTAACGCGTGTGTCTAATTCACACACAGCTTTGATGATTGCACTAATTACGTTTGGAAGACTAAGGTCTTCACATGATACAAGATTCTTACTTACAATCTCGCAAATAATTTGAGGGTTGATGGGTAGGATTATTCCAGTTCCATCGAGAGTTGATGTGAGAAATGTAATCAATGCTTGCTCAACATACGAAAGAGAGTCTCCTGTCTTGATTCCCAAAATAGGAACATCTACACCCGTATATCTTACGCATTGATCAGATATTGTTTCTACACAACCGTTATAGCAATTTGAACAAATGTTGGACATTTATTTATATTTTAAAAGTTTTACTCTACTCGCAATCATGTTCACCGTGAATGGAGCAGCATAATCGGGGTTACAATACTTATAAGCAAGTATTCTTCTGTAGTTTATAAGAGCCAGCATTACCCCTCCAGGTACAGGCTGGTTCAACATAAACACAACATTGTTGTATAAGTTGTTTGCAAGAGAAGCTAGTTTACAATCTATATCAGCAATTAATGCTGGAATACTAGCGCATTCTGGACAACTTGTAAGCCTGGGTGATAACATTTCCTATAAGTTTTCTTCCTTGTTTTATAGCACCATTACATGCTGCACAAAGACCGTTAATCAATTGACATCCACATCCAACCTTAGCTCCACAGTTTTTACACATAGCCATATTAGTAGAAGTTTATTATGTAGTTGGTTCCAGAGCAACCACAATTGTTTTTTATAAAGTTATTCAGCATCATATCTGCCTGAGTATAAAGCTTTGTTGCTTCAAGATCAGCACAGTTGTTTGCAGCAGCAATGGCCCCCTGCATAAAGAAGTTGATAGAGTTGAGATCCACAAATGCTTGTGTTTTGATAGCTCTATCACATTCCATCATATCAAGCTTCATAAATGCTCCATCAAACTTCTCCTGTAACTGCTCAACACGCATAATAGACTTCTCTACGAAGTTTATGTATGCAGGAGCTACAGAATATCTTAAACGATAAACCCCATCAGGCAGAGGTTGATCTACACCTACGGGGCTTATTCCTAAGTTTGATGTTGTAAATATGTTAAAGTCGTTAACGCTGAATGGTTTATAGAATGTTCCAAATCCAGGAACCGTAATTTCAATTGTAGCACCAGAAACAACAGGTGGATTAGTTGGGTAAACGGAAGCATCAGCAACCCCAAGAGTTGTTACATTATATGTTGGGATTACTAATATGTCTAGTTTTAAATCTGCCATGTTGCTTTAAATAAATAAGCCAGAGGATTGAGTAGTATCCTCTCACCTCTGGCTTAGGTTATATAATCTATGTTACTTGCCTACTATTACGGAATCAAGGTTGATGTTGTAGTAGTAGAAGGCCATACAGTGGTTGTTGTAGAAGTGGTAGTTACACACACACCATTCTGAGCAACAACTGCACCAAGACCTGCCACAAGAACTGCTTCAACAGCGGTTTCCATAGCGCTATCCTTTTGAAGAGCAATGATTACAGTGCTGTCTTCATAGATATAATCGCCCCACTGATAAGCAGACTTGTCGAACTCATTAAACTTGATGTAGTAAGTGGTATATGTAGTACCATCACTCACCCAGCTTTCAAAGTTCTCATTGTAACCATTCATCCTGTAGAGATGCTTCAAGTAACCAGCTTGGTAGCTGTAGAAGTTTTTCTCCAATTGTGCAATCTCTGCAGATGTACCACTAGCGTAAGAAGAACGCTGTACAACAACAGGATCAGCAACAGTGTTACAAGGATCAGCTACAATGAAGTCAGCTGTGGTTGCAGGTCCGCTAAATACGAATGTACGGAACCACATTCTGTCATACTCGAAAGGAAATGCTGCCACATCACAAGGCTGACCATATTTGGTAAGAGGCTTACCAGTGATACGCAAGAATGCGTTTTGGTCGTTACCAATTCTCTGGAACTGATAGAAGTCAGAGAAAGTGATGTTGTCAGGGTTGTTACCAGGAGCTTGAAGATTGAAGTGATAAATCACATCATCAATCAAAGCAGGTACATCAACGTTAGTACAAGGATCACCACCGCAATCACAACAAGGTGCGTTTACAGTTACTGAACGAGTGAAACCGTTGAAATACAAGGTGTCAAGGTAGCTAGAGTGAGCACGAAGTGTTACAGTGATAATATCACCACACTGTGCGTTCCAGTTAACAACATCTGTAATTTGAGTGAGAGGAGTAGGACAACCGTCCACTTTATACCACTCAGTTACATTGCTGTTACAACCAGCACCAGAAGGACAGCCTTTAATCTTATCTGAACGCTTAGAGCCTTGCAGATAAGTGTTTGTACGGCCCTGCGCAATATAAAAATAGGGAGACGCTGCAATGTTTGCAGCTGTAGCTAGAGTGTAGTCGGATTTAAAAATACCAACTTGTCCAGCTGTCAAGTTTTGCGTAGATCCAGAACTAGGGAGCGCAGTTTGCCCTACTGGAACTACGAAAAGCGTAGTTAATGAAAAATCAGCCATTTTGCTTTATTTTAGGTGATTGAAAAATTTATTCGTTTGTCTGTATCCTGAACTGTGCACTTTGAACAGCAGCAGCGTTCTCTGTGTACATTGCTAGGTTTTGTACTGTTAAGTCTAACAACTCATCCTCTAGATAGAGTTCAAGTTCGCAGTCTTGGTCAAATGATGGTTCACCGTCTAACATGATGTATCCTTCTTTATTAATGTATACAGGATAGCGCATGTAGGAAATATATATCTTACTCGGAGTGAACGTACCATCTGTAAAGATGGATATTTCATCTGTCGAGAGGAAGTTGAAAGTCTCTTGGTATTCAAAAGACGGCCTATAATGTGTATTGTTCAGAATGAACTGAAGGTCACCATGTTTAGCTAAGTCTCTGTTAATCCAGATCTTTCTATCCTTACACACTCCTTTGTCAGCTAGTACATATGCATCTAAATAGAACATGTACTTAGGAACAAGTAGGTGTAGATTAGCAAACCATTGATTTAGTTCTTCGTTCTTGAGAGTAAGTTCAAGAGGTTGATGGTTATATGTTATGACCAAGCTTTGGAGGTCCTCGTAACGCTTCTTAAAAGCATCGAGTCCCATTCCACTTACCACACTAAAACCATCAACCTTTTGTTTTATCAGCTTAATCTGGGCCTCATTGAGAGCCAGAATTTTATCTTCCAAGTTAATTTGCTGGTGTATATTAGTTGATAGTTTATTTAGTTTTTGGTCTATCTTATATAATAAACTATCTACTGGTATCATACTGCAGCCAATTTCTTAGTTTTTAGCTTAGCTTCGAGAGTCAAGAGCAAGTCTTGATTATCATCATCAACAAGCAATTTAATTAAATCATCTTCATCCTTAGCTATTTCAAACTCACCTTCATAAATTTTACCGTTAGGTTTAGATCTATATATTGAGTGAAGAAGAGATTGTTTCACTAAGTCTTTGATATGGAGTAAGTTATCCTTCATGTCTGCGAAGCGAGTGAACACTTCAACAGGATTTAACCCTTGATACTTACCGTTTTTAAACTCGGTTTGTTTTAGGACATTGTCTACAAGGTTGTAAACTGCTTCCTCTTTAGTATCATCAGTTACAGGTAGTCCCAACAAACGTGCCACTTTTCTTTTTCTTTCAGGAGTCATGCTGTCAAACTTAACAATAGCTTTGTTAATCATTTGCTTCTTCTTGAAGAGAACAGCATTCTCGATTTCATCATCAGCTACGTAGAACTGAGTTTCAGCAGGATATTCACCACGCTCCCAAGCTTGATATGAGCTTGCAATTGTAGGATGAACACGAAGCCACGAAAACGCTAATTCCTGAAAAGGAATGTTAAGATCAAAGAAGTTATCACTATCTAGAAGTTTTACAGGCTGAACATGCAGCGTATCACTTGTTGATGTAGACAATCCATAGTTCCAGAAACTAGAACGAGGACCTAAGTCAACATCTCCCAATGCAGATTGTAATTTGTCTCTAAGAGCTGTAACACGCTCAGTCTCTAGTTCTCTCTCAAGAGGATCAGAGATTCTGCGGATGTAACTAGCATTAGGATCAAGTCCTGTTCTGTACTGTCCATCCAATTCCTTGTAAGGATACTTAAATACCCCTGTACCAGGAATACGTGTTAGGCCTTTAAGTGAAAGACCGCCTTGCATTGTTTGAAGTTGTGAGTTATTATACTCCTTCTTAATAGTTGAGATTTTACCTAACTTACCCATATGTAGTTTGTTTTATTTGGTTTATTTTGCAGAGTGATTCCCACCGAAGGGAATAGCGATTGGGAGACACCCCAGTCCAACCACTCTGTAAGTGAGAAGAGCTCCCCCACGGGGATGTGGGGGGCAATCTCTTCTCGATATAAGGTCTAGGAATACTATTCCTAGAGTGGATCCTTAGAATTGTGGGATCTCTTCAATCAAAACTGTACGAGACAAGTCTTCAATGAATACATCACAACGGTCTTTCATCCAGATTTCGTATCCTGGGAATTTGTTCGCAGAGCTCATACCCTGAGACTTAGCAAAGCCTAAGTGGTGGCGAGTTCCATCGATATAACCCCAAGTCATAGAAGGTGCACCCTTCATACGTACTTCACGGATGTTGTTAACCAATGAACCATCAGACATAGGAGATACGTCAAACACCATGAATACAGGTGTGCTCTTCTTGTTCTGACCAAATTCAAGGTTAGATTGTGGAAGGTCAAGTTCTTTCAAGTGAATTAACTCAACACGACCAGTTTCACGAGTAACCATTGCATCGAATGCAAAGTTATAAGTGATATGCTGACCTTCTCCCTGCATGTAACGGTTTCCGCTATCAGCCATGAAAGTCAAGCCACTGTTTAAAGCGTCTGTCTTCAAAGCTTGTTGGAATACGTCAAATCCAGCTTCGTTAGTGTACATTTTAACACGACGGTCTTTAACATCCACACGTCTGTAGAACAAGTCACCAAACACAGAACGAATCAAGTTTGCAGTGAATTCTCCACGGTTGTATTGAACAAGGTTACCGTTGTTACGCATTCTGTGATAAACACCAGCAGATGTACGCTTAAGTTCTTGCTTGCTACCGTTAGTTTTAACAGTACCAGGACGAGACCAAATCATACGCTTAACTTTCAACTCAAGCATAGACTTACGCATCCAGAACTCAATAAATGGTTCCCATTTAACATCGTTACGAGTTAAAGGAAGTTGGTTACGACGTTGAGGTGCATATACAAGAATATCCAAAGGACGACCTGCAGAGTCACGCATCATTTTGTCATCAGCCCACTCAGTGATTTTGTGCTCGAAACCATATGCAGAACCCAAAGATTCAAACATTGTGATTTGCTCACCCAAACGAGGAAGACCCAATAAGTCTTGATCGAATTCACCAATTGCAGCATCAACCAACTCAAGTTCGATACCTACCTGTAAGAAGGTTGGGCTTACGAAGTCTACAGTTGGATTATCTGTAACAAGTGTGAAGCTGTAAAGGAAGCCCATGTTCCAAGGAACTGGATCCTTAATAACGTAGAAACGAGGACCATATTGACGAGTACCAACAGAAATGATTGCGTTCTTAGAGAACTCATTTGTGTCAATTACCAATTGGAACTCTTGACCATCGATACCAGGCTTGCTCAGCTCAGCTGTAGAAGCAGGGATGTCGATAATCTTAGGGAATTTGTAGGGAACAGCTACTTGCCATTTCCAAGCATCGCTATTATTATCAATGTAATAAGGCGTGCTTTTGTTGATCATGTCTAGGAAATCATTGCTGTATAGAGAGCTCTGTGTATAGAGGCTGATGATTTTCTTATCGTAATCAGCAGGCTCAGTTGAGTGAAAGCTCTCCAGGTGGTTAGCGTCAGTTAGCTTACCCACAGCACGCTTGTCCATAGATGCGACACGAGCATACGTGAAGCCAGTTAGACCTGGGATTGTTTGAATTGCCATTTTGTTATCCTTTTATTTATTAAAATTTAAATGAACCATGAATTTTGTTTGGCTGGTTGACTGCTACCACCTGTCTTAGTTTTAGTCACTTGTCTAGCTACTTCCCCAAACAGTTCGTTCGATTTCTTTGAAACGCCTGTTCTTTGGATGGTAGATAGTGTAGGATCTTTTTCTAGGATTTTAAGCAGGAGGGCAACTTTCACCTTTGTTGCATGGTTCTCAGGTCTCTTCAATTCCAAGATGGTTTTGTCGAAATCAGTGAGTGTCTCACCGCTTGCTGTCTTGTATTTATCTACCAGCAGGAAGTCTTGTAGTTCGTTTGCCAACTTGGGGTTGATGGGAATTCCATCAAATTCCTTAGATTTCAGTTTGTCTTGAAGGACTCCCTGAACATTCTGGATGTATTGGTTTTTTACTGCTTGTTTTTGTTGGAGTTCTTGTTCAGCCTTTTGCTCCATTTGAGAAAGTTTCTGGGCTTCCTTCTTAACAAGCACTTTGTGGTGTTTTGTAGCTACGCTCTCAAGATCACCATAGTTTTTAAGTCTTTCCACCTCAGTATCAATGTCTTCGGTTTCAAAACCCTGGTCAGTTAATGCTTGTCTTATCACTCTCACTTGATTGTTTTCTTGTGAAAGATCCATTTCAGAGAAACTAACCACGTTATTATATGTACCAAAATATTCTTTTGGACTAACGCCTTTTACAAATACAGCCTCGAACGCTTGTTGATAATCTTCGCCAAATTGACTAATGAAGTTTTGCACCATCTCAACAGCTCCCTTTTTCTTTTCACTTTGGAAGCGTTCAAGAAACTCTTCAGGAGTGGATATGCTTACATCATCTTCATCTTCATCCTTTGAAAAAACACCAAGTTTGAAAAGGTCACGAGATAAAGCTGTGAATTGACTCACTTGCTCTTCTCCTTCTCCCTCTCCTTCTTCGTTATTGTTTTCTTCTTCAGCAGCAGGTTTAGCTTCAGTTGTTGGAGCTTTCTTCTTAACTGGTTGAGGATCAACCTCTTCTGAATCTTCTTCTTCTTCAGTATTATCACCAAGGAAGCTTGAAATCAAATCTTGACCAGTGAATTCTTCACCATCTGCTTTAGGAACAACTTCTTTTCCTTTAGGAACATCGGGTTTTGGATCTGGAGTAGGTGGTTCAGCAGTTTTTACGATCTTCTGAATATCATCAGGATTGCCTGTTGATGTCTCAGGAGACATAAGATCATTAAGAAGTTCTGTACTTCCAGGTCCCATCTCCATAGTATTTTCAATACTAAAGTTACCGAATGACGGGGTATCTAGGTTCTCAGCCATATGTAGTTTGTTTAAATTGGTTTATACGTGTGTAAAAATAGTCAGAGATTGTTGAATAGCAAAGAGTTATGCATCTATATACACCATTTTCGTATATAATATAGCATTAATCTAAATCACTCTAATCAAGTTTGTTTATCACCGTGTCATTTATTATCCTGTATGAACGGATTGGAGCTATGTCAGTGAGTGTAACCTGTTGAATCTCAACGCCCCACTTCTTTGCCTCCACTCTAGCTTTCTTCGTGAGGATGTTATCAATCTCAGCGTCTATGCACTCCTCTAAGGTTTTGCCCATGATGATGTTCTTGATAATGTATTGTGTCATATCTGATATAGCATCCTCAGCATCATACACTTCTAACATGAATGTCTGAATATCAGCTATTTTGTATTTGATTAACCCCTTCACAACAATGTTCTGTTTGTCTTTAGTGTAAAGACTCTGTGGGGGTAGGCTCAGAGTTGTAACTACAACATGCTGTTCCATGGGATCATCCACAAATGGGATGCGCCAGTGGAAACCAGGTTTAACCACCTTGTGGAATTTACCAAAGCGTAGAACAACTGCTTCCTCAAAATCTCTAACGATAAAGAAGGGGAGCAGTTGTTCAAACCAGCCTGTGATTAGGTCAATGAGCCTATCAAACATTATTTAGATTTTGTAGCTCGATTCTTGGCGTTTAGTCTTGCTATTTCCAAGTCGTTCTTTTGATTTTCTCTAGCCACCTTGAGCTTCTCTCTTTCAATTTCAAGCTTCTGAAGGTTCTGGACATTCTTCCCCTGAATGTCTGCCATTTTCATTTCATAATCTTTTGCTGTACGAGATTGTTCAGCAGCAATTTTATTAATCTCTAGAACATCAGGAGCACCACTCT